GAAGTAAGTCGATCCATCTGATAGTGTCTGGTCAGTGTCCTGCGCTTCGAGTATATTAAGAAATCGAAGATCGTTAATGACAGACTTTATCTGATTGTCTATGTCCGTTTCACTTCGATTAAGCTGGTCATTAACAAAAGTGAGGATATCTGCTTTTAAGATACTCATTTTTTCTCGGTCTCCATTTCGGTTTCGGCGGGTAATGTCGGAGAGATTGGTTGTTTTTTCGGCGGTGCTTGAGGTATCAGTACATATCGTCCGCCGCCGGGCGCTTCGACGATCAGTCGTTTATTAGTGGCGATTTCGTTTACAATCTTCTTATAGAAAACATCCCGGCCTTTTTCCGCCCCGGCCATATAGACTTTCTTCTCCAGGCGCACGTACAGGAAAAGTGCGTTGACTATTAGCGAAGCCGTGAGCAGCATTGTCGTTATTGTCTTTTTCATAATCTTTGTTCCTTTCTTCAAAATAAGTTTTTAATAAAGAGCGGACGGCCCGATTTTGAAGGAGGAACCGGACCGCCGCCCGTTAGGCTGGCTATGATTGATCGGCAATAGATGGAGTCGTATCAGAAACAACAACACCACTCAGATACCAATCTGTGCCGTCGCTATAGATTTCAATAACTGTTCCAGCCTCCATGTTATTGATAGTTAAAATCGAATTGCTGTTACCATCAGAGTAAACACCGGCACCAACTTCATCGCCGCCCGCAGCCGCATCGGAATCGAGAAAAGCCACACCACCGATAAAGTGATGATCGTCGGATTCAGAGTCAATATTATGGTCGTGCGCCTCGGCAGCAGCGCCTACATAGATAAACTTGTAATACAATCCTGCTACTTCGGCGGGAAGATCAATGGTCGTATTCTGGCTCAAATCGGCAATAACATGAATCTTGCCGGAATTGGCTTTCAATACGGTATAGCTTGCAGCATCCGTTACAGTAACTACGTCCCTATTAGTCTCGCCATCGACATAAAGTATCGAATCGGAATCAAATGAGGCATTAGTGCCGACAAAGGTAAGGGTTTCGTGAGTGCTGTCTTCGTCCCACAGAATATAGTCGCCTGTCGTATCGGCATTGAAATAGACATCCACGCCTTCGGCATTGGCGCCGAAATACCACGTATCGGCGCTCTGGTCCCAATAGACCTGCTGCGAAGCACCAGCACCGTAGAAATGCACGTCGATACCGTGATCGCTTGCACCGAAATACCATCCGCCATTTGCTGTATCATCGGAAGCATCGAAAAGTACAAAGGCGTCGGCATCGGCTGTCGATAAACATTTGAAGTCTGTCGCAGTAGTACCATCGCCAATCTGGACCGGGTCATTTGCAGTCGTCGCTACGATAAACAGAGCATCGGCAGTTTCGTCCCATGTTAGAGTAAATGAATCAGAAGAAACGGAATCGCCGAAAATAAGAATGTCCGCATCGTTCATTCGCAGGTCAACGCCATGAACTTGAATCTATATTGATGGTAGAACTCGCTGTCAAGGTGTACCAGATAAGATCGGAAGTATGGTCTGCATCGCCGATAGCAATCATTTGGTCGTCAGTTGTTTCGGTAGGCAAAAATTCAAGTCTCTCGCCTGTATCGCACTCGATAGTCCAGTCGGTAGCCCCGCCGGAGTCCTCGAATATCAGGTCTGAACCTTCGTTAATGACTATCTTGACATCTTCGAGGAACAGCTCTTCCTGATCGGCGTCCCACCAGAGCTTATCACTTGCAGTAGCACCATAGAAATTTATATCAATTCCTTTTTGGTCTGCTCCAAGATTTAATACGGGCGATTCATCAGTTGCAGTAGGTGTTATATCGAGAGTATCACCTGTATCGCAATCAATTGTAAAATCTGCCGCACCGCTGGAGTCTTCAAATATAAGATCTGAACCTTCGTTAAGAACAAGTTTGACGTCCTCAAAGAACAGTTCCTCTTCCGAAGAATCCCAGTAAAGCAAGTCTCCAGTAGTGGCTGCATAAAATAGAATGTCAATACCTGAAGTATCGGCCCCGAACCACCAGGCGGCGCTTTCGTCCGTAGCATTAGGTGTGACAGTAAAGCGGTCGGAAGTTGTTCCGCCGTTCAATACGAAATCACTATCGGTTCCGAATGTCGCAGATTGACCGTCCGTATAAGTTGTCGAGCTTATAGCAGCCAAATAGCTTGGAAATACGATCTGACCGTCAGAGGCGGACATTGCAGCATGACCGTAATTTGTCGCCGTATTTGTTCCATCGGTTACCGTATAATCCCAGCCATCCGGGCCGTACCAATAAAAACCTCCGCCAGAAAGAGTGGTATTGGTTGAAGTTGTGGTCATTGGTTGAGTAATGGCATTGTTTAAGGCACGATCCTGGTAAATGGTAGCCGCCGTAGTTGTACCTGGCAATCTGACGGTAACACTTGTAATGCTCGTAACAGGACGGTTGTTTTCATCGACCACCTGGACTTGATGATAGACGTTTCCGGTCTGTGCATAACAGAAGCCCGCCATCGCTGTAAGCAGAAGAAATGCGAAAATTGTTTTAAGCTTACTCATTTTAGTTTTCCTTTAATTTTGAATTAACATTTACGATTCAACTCAGTTGGAAAGTCACTGAGTCACGCATTTCGCCTTAGTCAGTGATTACTTCCGAATCTATGCAGTAGATGGCTTCATCCTGGCCGGGCGTGGAAGTACCGTGAGCGTTGAATATGGTACGTTTGAGTCCGTACAGCATGTCGGTCTTGACCACTGGCTTGTTGACGTCATAGTAGTCTTCGTACCAGCCGGGGAACTGACCCCATCCGAAACACAAGGCATTGGCGCCGAACAGCATTCCCCTGGCCACACTTCTGCCATTGGCGCAGGCGTCGGTAGTGGCCGTCCTGCCGGCGTTCAGAAGAAATCCTTCGGCAAGAGTTGTACTACCCGCTCCGGTTCTTGTGGGCACGCGGTCGTATTCCCAGACGATCATTCCATCCCACAAGAAAGCTGCACCGCTGAATATCGGGTTGATATTGCCGCGATCCTGGGCCTCAGCTACCATTGCTTTCCAGCCGGTAGTTCCGGTTTCGGCCTTTACTGCCTTAATTTGCAAGGGATGAAGAAAGACGAAAAAGAATCGGCCTGCTGTTGGTAATCCTTTTCCAGTTCGTATGTCTTTGACAGTTGCCTTTGACAGGTCTTTTATCATCCCGCCAGCAAATCTCGGCTGGGCGGCAAGTGCCTTGCGCTTGATAAGCTCAAGAAGCTTGGTACCGCAAAGATTATTGGCTTGAGTACCTGCTGTAAGAAGCGCATCTGTACCGTAACTTGTACCGGAATTGCCCAGTGTGCCGTCGGCATTTTGGCCGCCGTAGTAAATCCTCGCACTTGAAGGATAAGACTCATTGATTGTCTGAATTTCACTGGACGATGAATTCTCGTTGTAAAGTCCCGCCGCTGCCGTTACCAGATCGTTCTCGATAATCTCTGTAATCCAGTCGCCCAGTTCGAGCTTGGAATCCTCACGGAACTTCGAGTCGGTAAGCTGTTCCGAAAGTTTGCCCGCCGACTGGGTTCTGGTGGCACGCTCGTGAATAGTAAGAGACATGTTGCGTCTCTTGATCTGCTGGGCGTTATTGGTTGTATCGCCGTCGTCGCCAACACCAGCACCGGTAAGTCTTTCACGGGCCTTGAAAACGATTGTTCCGCCTGCCTTTTTGGTCAGGTCTTTATCAACGTGAATGAAATCGTTAGACGTTTGACCCATCAGCGGGCTGAGCATGATATTGGGCATACAGTAATCAAAAAGATACTTTGACCATATCGTCTGCGCGCGGGGGTCGGTGAAAGCATAAGATGTATCTGCCATTTTTCAGGTCCTTTCGTATTTGCCCTGCATATAGAGCAGGGTTACGGACGGACCTTAATCAATCCCGTAAGCCGCATATATATGTGCAAGCTGGGGACTGGTTACGGTTTCCTCGGCTGATGCCGGGGCCTGGGCGGTTTCTTCTTTTAGCTTTTGTCCGCCCTTTTCCGATCCGTCCGTTTGTTTTTCTTGTTTTTTCTGGACGGATGCTTTGTTGGAAGGCTGTTTGGCTTTTAGTTTGGCACGAAGCTCTTTGGCGCGGTCGCCGCCTGCCATGAGAATTTTGTAGATGCAGATTTTGTAAAGCTTTTCAGAAGGGTCTTCCCCTTTTTTTGCTGCGTTTCTGACATCAACTTGGTCGCCTTCAGTAAGCAAATCTTCTGCTTCGAGAAGAATCTCGTCGAAGTCGCTATACTTCTGACGAGCCTTGAGGTAAGAAGCGTTGCCTTGGGCAATAACTTTTTCCTGCTCCTGCTTCCGGCGAGATAATTCGCTCTGTTCTTTTTCCCATTTCTGCTGTGCAATCATTACTCGTGCAGGCAAAGGCTCTGTATCAGGATCGAAGGTGTCTGAATGTTCCTCGATGTACTTTTCGGCCGGAGATTTCTCAGGCGGTTGACTGGCCTTTTCAGCGGCCAGCTTTTCGGCCATCTTTTGATCCAGCTCACGTTGTACTTTTCTCATTGCAGTTATAGAACCAATTAACTTCTCCTTTTCCCTTTTCAAGCCTTCGATTTCCGGCGATTCCTCGGCCGGCTCTTCCGTCGCAGCCAGGGCCTCAGCAGCAAGCTTTTGCTCATCACTCAGGTTTTCCTGAGTTTGAGACTGCTCCTGTTCCTGTGCCTTAGCCTCGGCAGTTTCGGTTTGTTGTGTTTCCGTAGCATCCATAACAATAAACTCCAATTCTTCCTGTTGACCGGCCAGGAACGCCGAACCCGCGATACCTCGCGGTAAGGTCCGGGACTCAACTGTCTCCCGGATAACAGAACGCCTGAACCGTCAGGCTAACAGAACCCGGCTTGCCGTCCCCCGGTGGGGCTAAGATGTCTGGTCGAGGGTCTTTTCGCTATCCGCTGCCATTGTTGCTCCAACAAAAAAACCCCTGCCATCCCTAACGGGACTAACAGGGGTCACAATTGCCTCGACCTCGTACTTTAGTTTTTTACTTTATCGGTTTTTTGACTCCTATTTCTTTACTGACAATAATCAACAACATTAACTGTCTGAGAATTTTCCAGAACCTTAATTTTCAAATCCGGCAGAAACATATCCACGCTAATTCCCTTTTCTATACCCAATTTAGAACTGTCCAACTTAAAGATTATCTTGCCGGTCATTTCAGGAAAGGCCCTCTTTATCATGGCCTTGCACCTGTGAATTATATGCTGCTGTTCG